TTTATCTTTTGCCTGAATAACTGCATAAGAACTTGAACCGATATTTGGGTATAAGAGCAAAAACTTTGCGTCCTGCAATGCCCCGGAAACCATTTCTGTAAATTGAACATCAGTGGAAAGTCCAAATTCAGAATAATCATTAACCAGTTTTTGTTTTACATCCTGTATACTATAGGTTGAACTAAGCACTTTGTTCCTCCGATTGTCTGAGTATTGCATCAATTCTTGTTCTAAATCTTCTTGATACTCTTTTTATGCTGTGTCTGCAGTTGGGGCCCATAGCATAATCCGATGTTCCTTTTGCACTTGCAACAGTCATAATTCCAAGCTTAACTGCTGTATCATCATCAAGAGCAAGCAATGATTTTCCCATTATTTTTTTTGACAATATACTTTTGCATATTTGCCGGTGTATTCCTGTCTTTAATGGTCTGTTGTCCCTTAAATAATATTCAACAACCTTTTCACCTCTCACTCTGCTCTGAACCTCAACAGATGTTCTGTCAACATTTAATAATGTTGTTCTTGTTGCCATATCGTTATATGTTGTCAAATTATACATCTTACCATCATTATATCTAAAAAACTTTCCATCTTCCATCATTTTATAATATTGTGGATATTTTTGTCTTAATTGTTCCCTGAATTGATTTACATATCTGTCAAGCTCTGCACCAACAAATTTCCTTGAGCTTATTGTCTGATTTAATGTTATCATTTCCATTTGCATTGTTCTGATTCCTTGAAGGACATCAGATTGTATTCTGGTTAATGAGTTTGCTGTTAATGTGTTAAACTGTTCAAGGGTTTCATCAAGTATCATTCTCTGAACTTTCATTTTAGAAATCTGTGTTGCCTCAAAAACTGCAGGGGCATAGACTCTATCTGTAAAGTCTGTGAAATTGTCAATAATCAATGTTGACAATGCAAAAGTCAGAATTGCCACACTTGTTTCAAGCCTGTTTCTGTTTGTCCCGGTAATTTCTCCCTGTTGAGCATAAAACAAATATCTCTGCATAACAGCATTGTAAAGCTCAATAGGGTCAGACATGTATTTTTCAACAAAGGCATCGATTGCCTCTTGTTCTTTTCCAACATTTAAAAGAGAATTATAAAACTGTCTGTCTGCCCTTGTAATGTTATACTGGTCAAAAAGTTCACTTGGTCTTGCTATTTCTATTTGATTATATAGTATCATAGGTCATCAAAATCCACAGTGCTTGATGTATTTGGAATTTGTTTTATAACTTCATAGTCACCAAAGTCGAAAACATAATATTGATCACCTTTCATGTTTGTTGTTTCAACCAGAGTTGCCTCCCAATAACCAGTTGCATCAGGAGTCACTGTTATTGTATTTCTAATTATTGTAGTATTTGTTTTATACTTCACAAACCTGCTCAAAAGATATACTGTAAATGCTGTTGTCACAGGGTTACCCTCTGAATCTAAAAGAACCCCGGAAACATCAACAGACTCAATTATATCTGGCTCTGATCCACCATAAGAATAAACAATTTGAATATTGTCCAGTTGTGGAGTGGTTGCACCTGTATCACTGTATAAAAATGCTGTCACCGTCACTGTGGTTCTTACAGTAGTGAAGGTGGCAATATTGGTTGTTATCTCTGATGCTGTATTGCTCTGACTGTATGTTCCATCGCTTGCAATCCATCCACCTGAATAGTAATAATTTGCACCGTCTTTTGTGAGTATGTATTTTATTTCATCACTTCCTGCCTTTGTGCTTGTTTCTGTGAAGCTTTCAAGTTCATCGGTACTGAATGATGTATTGTATAATATTTTTGGTGAGGTTGTTGGATAAAGTGCATCAATAAAATTTATTGTCAAGTTATCAATATTTGGTGTTGTTGTCCCATCATTGCTGTGCAAATAAACTTTTATTTTCATTCCGTCTGTTGTAATTGGGAATGAAGCAATGTTTGTATTTATCTCTGCTCCTGTATTACTTTCTGCATATCCAGAAGAAACAACCCATGCAGCACCAGACCACCATTTGAAAGTTACACCTGCATCATCAGAAAGCACATATTTTACTGCATCACTTCCAACTGTTGTAATTGTTTCAACAAAACTTGTCCAGCTTACTATTCCACCGCCAACAGTAACAACTGCCTGATCTAAATCAATTATTGGATTTGAAACAGAATACAATTGCAAGGTCATTGAGGCAGTCAATGTGTCAATTGACATTTGTGAATTACCGTTTTCTGTGTATATTCTGAACTGTCCGTATATCTCTCCATTTACAGGAAGAGTCGCAACATTTGAATTGAATGTTGCTTGATCATTTGCTTGAGTATATGTATTATTTGAAATACTCCATGCACCACCGTCCCAATATAAATAATCTCCTGACCTGCCAATTTGTATTGTATAACGTGGGCTATTTGCTTCTGTTGTAGTAAAAGAATCAAATGAAATAATATAACCTGGATTTGTATCTTCCATTTCTGGCAGTGTTACAACATCGCCTAAATATATTGTTTCATAAATATTAGACCAGTCAGGCACATAATTTGCTGTATGCTGAACAGTAGAAAATACAAGAACATCCTCAAAAAATCCGTCTGTTGGCGATCCAACATGGTCTGTACCTATGCCAAAAAATTCAGAAGTTGCATTTCTTGTATATGTGTTTGCAAGAGTTGGTCCCTGTTGTGTGCCATCTATAAAAAGCCTTGTTGCTCCAGTAGTGAAATCAAAATTAACTTCAATCTCATAGGTAGTTGCTGCGGTCGGTTGCCAAAAATGCCAGTTGAGATTTATTTCAACACCACCGGCATTATTTCTTGTGTAAAGCAATATTTGACCAGAACTTCTATGGCTAAGGGCAATCTGATTAAAATTGCTCACTGAAGATTGCTGAATTACAAATAGCGATCTGTTCGCCACTGGTGAATTAGTGTAATCAGGTGTATATTTAAAACGGATACATCCAACTTGCCCTGAGTCAACCAGTCCGGTATCTTCATAGTATACGTATCTTGCATCGCTGTAGGACAAATCAAGTCTGTTTCCACTTATTGCAGCCCCTCCAACAGCCGTTCCAGTTAATGTACCATCGCCCCAATTACCGTCAATTACAGATTCATATGAGGCGTAGAATGTTGCATCTGTAGGTCTTGTATCTTTCTGTTGCATCTGACCGGCTGCAAACTCTGTATAACTTGCATTATATATAAATCCAATATCATTGGTGAAATTCTCTACAAAATCATTTCCCGGATCATTTTGCAGAACCAACTGTGCCTGTGCACCACCTGATATTTCAACATCTGCACCAAAAGTCAGACCTGCTGCATCATTAAAGTCTTCTGTATAGGGTGATACTGCACCGGCTGAAATTAACTGTGCTTGATTTCCAGAAAGTTCTATTCCTGCATCAATTGTATATTCGCTTTCTGTTCCATCAGTAAAGGGGATTTGTAATGTTGGCATTATTGATTCTCCTTATTATCAAAATCTTTGCAGGCGTCCTCAACACAGTCATAGACTTTAATAAATTTATCAAGTCCAACAATAGTGAATATATCTTTTATCCAGTTTCCATTTTTGCAAATAACCTTGATTTCATTTTTCTTTGAGAAGTTTATTATTTCATTTATACCCAATGAATTTATATATGTTGCATTTGACAAATCAAGTAAATACTTATTTGAGTTTAATTGTATTTTTTCAAGGCAGTCTATAAACTGGTTCATATTATCAGTCCTTATTTCTCCAATTATTCTGACAATTGTTAGAACATCCATTTTTATGTTTTCTATTTTCATTTATCATCCTTGTGCCTTATCCTGCAAAGTTCCTGAACTTTATCAATTGCCCCTTTTATCTCAACCATTTGTCTGCTGACTTCTTCATGTTTTTCAAACAGTCTTCTCATGTCATTGTTAACATGTGCCATGGTTTCCTTAAAAGTTTCTTCTCTTAATTCAATATACGTCTTTATGTTTTGTTCTAAATTTATCCTTTCCTTTTCATCTTTTTGCTGTTCTTTTTCATCCTGTTTTAGTTTATGATTCCAAATATATAAAAGGATAGATATAATAATGCCAAGAAGTACACCAACAATTTTAAAGATGTAATTGAATAATTCCGCTTCTGTGATTTGTAAATTTGCCATTCAATGTTTTCCTTCATTTTTTTTCCTCACTCTCATACTTTTCTATCAGCTTTTCAATATCAATTATAAATTCTGTGATATAATCAACTCGTTTGCTGTGCTTGTGTACTAACAATTTTAAACAGTTTAATAAATCATTATCACTCATAATTTTATACCTTTGTATACTCAATTCTAAATTTAAAAGGTCTTGATTGAGTTACTGCTGTATTATGATATACTCTAATAGTGTCTTGAGTTGCATTAAGGAAAAACCATGCGGGGCCATTTCCTGTATCAGCATCAGAACTTTCCCATCCAAATCCAACAGTATCAATATAAATGTTAGTGGTTGGAAAGTGTTCATCAACAGTAAATCCAAGTGCATGGTCTGAACTTGCCCCTGCTCCTGTTGTTCCTTCTACTGTCCTTTTATAAATTGGCTTTCCGTTTTCTGCATAATTTCCAGTAAAGGTTTCGGAAGTTGAGTAATCTCCAGTTTTATCTCTGACTGAAATTACACTATTTTTCTTTTCAACTATAACCCTGTAATACCATGATTCCGTAGTTATAGTATTAAACCATTGACCGGCAGCATTATATTGTGGTATTCCATAAGCAGCAGTTATTACTGAAATTGTATTATTATCCACTGCGTCAATAAAATAACCGTATTCCTGCCCTGATAGACCGTCAAAAGTCATGAAACCAACCGGCTCAAAGCTATTAGCGTCAGTACCATCGGTGGAAATTAAAACTCTGATAAGTAAATCAGATAAAGGTAAACCGAAATTATGAACAACATTATTTCCAACCGTATCACCTAAAAACTGGTTAGTCCAGTCAGTGCAATTGATCCAGCCTGTATCATGCTGTTCAGGGATTGAGTACAAAGGGCTTGTTAATTTTGTTGATCCTGTTCCTATCATTATGACACCCTGTTTATACTTATCTGATTAGAATTTACATTCAGTCCCAATGGAGCAGCTCCTGAATAAACCCATATTGCCGAACCAGCAGATATATATCCCATCCATGAAAAACTTGATGACTCACCTGCCTGAGACTGATATTGTGTTCTTGTTTTATTGTCACCAGTAGTATTGTCTATTGATCCAACTCTTATTTCATAAAAACAAGCCGATGATGAAATTCCAGTGACACTTACTGAATAAATGCCAGCAACATTAACCACAAAAGAATCACCATTTGTGGCACTATTTACATAAGAAATTACTCCTGAACCATCGTTATCATTTCCAGTTCCATATATAACAACATTAGTGTTTACACTTCCTCGAGTGCCTCCATTTGTTCTTCTAATATATGCATTTGGTACAGTTGAGACATTAACATAAGCCTCTAATAATTCAGCCTCCATACAACCATCAAACGATGAAGCTGCATACATTATTTGCACTGGATCAGAATTTCCTTTCCAAGCTTCAATAGTAACTGTTTGCCCTGCAATTAAAGATATTCTTTTTGATATATTAAATGGGTGCCGTGATTTATCAGACACTCCGGGCATTTCTCTACTGCATCCAACATATGTGTTGGGAACAGGAGTTCCATTAACAGCAAGTCTGGCTTTCCCTTGCTGATTATTTTGTGAGGAATAATCAAGAAACATTGTAAATATAGCCTCTACTAAGTATATCCCTGTTTTATTAACCGTAATTGAAAAACCACCACCAATTGGTTCCCATGTTGATGATGCTGTTATAGTATAACCAGCAATTTGAGGACTGTTTATAATGTCTTTTGTTGCAAAATCTATATTCGGTTTTGTTGATCCCTGTCTCATTATCGCTCCCTACCATATAAAAGAAAATTCACATCGGCATCGCTTGCCCTTACTGCAACAGTATAACCATCAGGAAGGTGAAATGATTCTGTAAAAGTAAATCCTTCGTTTTCTGTTATAAGTTCATCAAAAATAATATAATCCTCAACTGCTATTGCTCCCACTGCACCGTCTATTAAAGCAACTCTATATGTAACAGCATTTGAGGCATCTTTATTGCATATATGTATTGAGCAATCTTCATAATCAGAACCGCTTGCCTGAAATAAAGATGTGTCTGTATCTGCAACAACTGTTGTTGCTGCTATTCTTTTATAACCACCGTCTGTTGTCTGATATAATGCAGTTGCAAGAAAATTAACATCTGTGGTATCTGATCTGACAAGAATTGAATCACCAACTTCCATTCCATCTATCTCAATATATTTTGATTCATTTGGCTGTAACAAAACATCATACCATAAATAATCTTCATTTGCAACTGCTCCAATTGCTCCATCAACATGTGCAATTCTTGTTGATGGTGTTGGTACTGTTAATCCGTTTCTATTAACTGCAATAATTTTTACCTTTGCCGGATAAGTGCTTGCTGGTACAGTATAAAGACTTATATCTGTGTCAATTGCATTTGTTGTTCCGTCAATGTCTTCTGCACCGATTCTTGTTGGTGTTCCTGTAACACCACCAGAACCTACACCTGTAGAACCTTCTGCACCAATATATTGAAATCCTGTAAGGTATACCTGTGTTGGGTCTGATATTCCAGTGAAAGAACTTGCAACCTTGATTGCCCCTGCTCCGTAATTCATCCACCATCCAACTATTGCACCACTTTGTTCTTCTGAGGTTGTTATCTCTGATCCACCTGCATTTGGATCACCATCCCATAGTTTAACAGCATAGCCAATTGAAGGAAAACCTTCCCATCCAAGGTCTGTTCGTGGGATCAACTGTGGCATTATCCAGTTTCTTAATCTTGTTGAAAGGTCATCATAAACAGAAGTTGCAAAAAACACCTTGTTATTCGGTGAAGGTGTTAGTCTTATTGCATTGGCAGCAAGTGAAAAATCGTCTATAATAGAAGGATTTGCAACTGCATTTGCCTGTGCTGTTGCAAGGTTTGGAGCAGGTGGAATTGAAGAATAGTCTCCCCATATTTGATCAGGCTTAACAATAAGGTCATTAGTTGTGATTTCTTCATACCATGTCAAGTTGTCAGTTAATCAGGGGCAGTATTTCGGTCTCCACTTCCGAGGATACCTAACCACCCCTTGACACTAAAGTTAATGAGTTCTTCACTAATTAGAGCCATTTTTGTCACCTCCTTTCAAATACGAGAAAAAGTAACCTTTGCATTGACTATACTTTTTATCGAGACAGTATTTAATACCATGTCTATTTGGCACAATGTTCAACTGTCTTGCACAATCCCTTATTGAATCATAAGTTCCAACATATTCATTTGTTTTATAAATATAAACTTCTATTTTTTTTCCACTTTTTTCAGCAGACCTTTTTTTAGCTTTTTCTATTTCTTCTATTTTTGAAAATCTTTTCTTTGCTGAATCACTCATTTTTATTTTTGTCTTTTCTGTATGCTTTCCTTTAAATCCACCACTTGCAAGACCACCCAATTTTGCCCACATTTTCTGTGTTTCCTTTTCAACAGAATTTATCCATTTAGTTGTTGAAATAGACAATTTCTTTTTTGTTTCTTTTGATCTTTTTATACCATAATTGTTTCTTCCATCTTTGCAAAGATTGTATATGTTTTCAATACCTATTTCACTTATAACAAGCGATTCAAGTTCAGATAATAACTCTTTTTCAATATTGCACATAATTTTAAATTCAAAGTTTTTTTCACCATAATTATTGAAAGAATGCTGCAAATGTCTGTTATGGTGAATATTCTTTTTAAGCATCCACATATGCTTTTTTTCACGTTTTTTTAAATCAATAGAACTGCCAATATAAACCTTTCCATTAACCTGATTCTCTATTTTATAAATGCCTGACTTCATTACTTCCCAAATATTCCTTTTATTTTGTTTTGCAGTGATTTTATTTTGCTTTCTTTGTTGATGCTTTTTTTAATTTTGTTTATTGCACTTTTTTCTTTTTCTCTTATTATTGCAGATTGTTTCTTTTCGTATTGTTCAAGAACCTTTGATATTTCAGGTATAATCCTGTCAATGTCATCCGGTGCATATTTCATTTCGTTAATTATCTTATCAAACTTTTTCTTAAATAGTGATTTATTGAACCTTGAGATTTCTTTTATCACTTCTTTTTCTTTCTCAATGTCTTTGAGCATTTTGTTTGTTTTGTTGATTGCTTTTTTGAGTTCCTTTTCTTTTTTATCAATGCTCTTTTTGTTGTGTTCTGACAGCATTATTTTTCTTGATTCTATCTTTTGAAATTCCTTAAAAAGTTCTTCTCTGACATTTTTTGCATTGATATATTGAGCGTATTCGTTTTTTATTTCTTCAAGTGCCTTTTCGACACTCTTTTTAATTATTCCCTCAGTTTCATTTTTAAAATTTGAAACATCTGTCTTTATTTCATTTATGCTATTTCCCATTTTCTGTAATGATTGATTAAAATTTTGAAGCTGATCAACTTGACCATCAATCATTCTCTTATAAAGCTCTACACTTTTTTGTGCATCAATAGACATGTCATTAACTTGATTTACAGCTTTTTCAATATCCTCATTATGCTTGTTTATTGAGTTCCCGGCAACAGTGTTGATGTGTTCAATCTGTTTAAGTATTGCCTCAGTGTTTGCAAGTTTTTCAACTGCCTTGTTGTTTATCTGCTCATATAGCCCTTTATCGCTTGCCATTCTGCTTACTGTCGAATGTAATGTGCCGAGTGAATGCTGATAATGTTCAAGCTCTGATTTCACCTGTCTCATTAAGTCAGTTCTGAAATCTTTCATTTGTTCTTCAATTGATATTTCTTCAACTGCATCTTCTGCTATTTGAACAACTCCCTTATTCTGAATAATTGCAGCCTTTAAAAAGTTTGACAGTTTTAGAACTTCATCTTGATTAAATTCAATTACAGAAGACACCCTGTCATCTTGCTTGACTGTAAGATAATATTTATTGTCTTTAACTTCTAAGTTTTTAATTTCCATTATATTCTCCCATATTTCTCCATCCCAACAAGAAAGAAATCATTTTTATTTTCTTTACTGACAAGAAAGTCAATCATGCCCCATGATTTGTTTCCAAGTTTTTTTGCCTTTGAAATGTTCACATCATTTCCTTGAAACACAACTCCTTTACTTGATAAAGATGATTTGCATTGATCTATTGTTAATTTTCTTCCTTTCATATTATCCTCACTCCTTATACTTCCAAATATAGCCACCGGCTGTTTTGTAATTATCATATTTAAGACAATGATTTACAGCACTAATTCCAGTTTTATCTTTTGCGTCTTTAATGCTTATATATTCTTTTATAAAGTTGCCGTCTAAATCATATTGCAATACAGGCTTTAAATTTCCAACGTTCCTTCTTCCTTTATTCCAAGGGGTGGAACCCTTTTTTGTTTTTGAAATTTTATATTTTGTAGCATCAGAATGTTTCATGCCTGTATTATTTCCAGCAGTGGGTACTGAATTGTATAAAAACATTTTAAAATCATAAGCATCAATTGCACGTTGCTCATAAAAAAGGAGGTCGTCTGAACTACAATATAGAATAATAGAGAAAATAAAATTATCTTTTCCATACTTATTGTAATCAATTTGCAAATTAGAATTATCATGAGAATTTCTTCTAAGATAGCTAAAATGGTCACTATGCCTTCTTTTCAGATTAGTAGATCCGCCTATATACAGCTTACCATTTACTTTATTTTCTATTTTATATATTCCTGTATTCATTACCAGCTCACCGTGATTGCTGACGGCTCAATACTTGCATCGTTTATTACTAACCTTATTATAAAATAGTTTACTGTCCCATCGAGATTTAAACCACCGAAAGTGATGTCAATTGAATTAGCGGTACTGCTACCCAATCTTATCGGATCGCCAAGTGACCCTGTAAACGAACCAAAATTATAGAGTGCTGCCCCATGAACAATACAGGCACCACTAAATTTACCAACCACCATAACGTGCATTTCTACATCTGAGTTTATAAGGTCTGTCAGGGTAAATCCTTGAATAGCCAATGTCGCACTTCCTCTAACACTTGCCGTTGAGTCAATAAATCTTCTATAGTAGTCTTTCGGTGCTGCATGTGCTGAGTAGTTTGGATTGCCGACACCGCCCGGAGCATAAGTTGTCCAGTTTGTATCACCAACTTTGAGTATTCCGTTGATGACTTGGGCACCTGTGTTTCCATCATATGCTCCGATGTCTTGAGTGCTGTCCCATAGTCCTTCTGTTCCTGCATATCCTGCAAGTCTCCTGTATGCCTCATCTGTAAAGTATTCTGCAAGGTCTGTGCTTTCTTGATCATAAGTGTCAATACATATTGACGCATTCGGGCTGTCATCAAATGCACCTGCAGCCCAATCATAAACTTGACCTCTTATATTTGCAGTAGTTCCAATATATCTGGAATAATCAATGTCAATTGCATGTGTACCTGTATAGGTGCTGTTTGTATCATTCCAGTAATTTGTCCACCCTGTAAGCCCTGCACCTGAAATATTAAAGTTTGTTATTCCGTATTCCGGTGCAGTTGTAAATCTCAAAAAGTTTGCCACATGGGACATGTCATTCATGTAATCAAGATCATCAACTGCTATGTCAAATGTGTCTCCTTCATCGTAATAACGTAATCCCGATAAGTATTTAGCTGAAGATACGGTGTTCTCTGCGATTGTAACATTACCGATGGTCTGAGCATTTGTTTGGTTATCATAATATCTTGGTGTTTCTGTTTTTGTATATCCTGTTCCGGTATTATGTATAATCTCAATTCCACATCGACCTCCATTTGCCAATATTGCTGACATTGTGATGTCAACAGTAATAATGGCTTTAAAATAGATTGCCTCAACTGCCCATGATGTAACCCTTATTCTTATATTGTTTACTGTGACATCTATGTTTCCGGATATTGGTGCGGTTGTATGTGTTGCTATTGGTGTGACACCATCATCATCATAAACTGTTACTGCAATTGTGCTTGCAGAATCCTCAAAAAGACATTGATTTGATGATGAATATGTCCATGTTCCACTGTTTGAAGTGCTTACAGAATCACCTGCAGACCATGCACCGATTTTATAATTGTTATCCGGTGCAGGTTCTGAAACAAGTCTTGCAGTTATTGCCACATCAGAAACGGAGCAGTTATTTGTACCATCGGATGTATTAAAGTGACTGACAAGTAATTGACTTGGAACATATAAAGTTGCCTCATCTGCTCCTGTCATTACTATATTTGCATCAGCACCGACAACATTAAGTTTTGTAAATGTGCCTTGAGAAACACCTTCATCAAGTGCTTCAATTGCCCCACCACCGCTTTCAGTAAATACTGGTCTAAATACATTGCCCGGCATTTAATTTGCCATCCTTATTTCAGCAGTCCCTGATGTATATTCACCTGATTTTATTCCTGCTCTGTAAATTGCCCCTTCTCCATCTGTTCCGACCCATTCACCGGCAGAAGTAAAAGTGTCAACATCATGCCATGTTGTACCATTGTCAAAAGTTCTTTGTACGGTGACTGTGGCTACAAATGTTCCCCAAATAGAGAAATTAAATGAGCCGGCAGTCACCGTCAAATAATCTGACCATACATCAGCAGCAGTTAATGATGCTCTGACAACATCTGTCATTCGTTGTCTCCATCAATATCGGCAAGTGTTACAGGTTTTTTTTCTTTTACTTCTTCTTTTACTTCTTTAGCTTTTCCTTTTGGTGGAACAGCAAAAAATTTACCAGTGGCAAAACATTCTTTCACATCAATTGCAAAAGGCTTTAATCTTTTTTCACCTTTCTCATTGTAAATTATGAATTGTCCTGTTTTTGTACATCGTTCTGCTTCAATACCATTTAAATCTTGTATTGCCATTTTTCTCTCCTTTAATTATCCCTTCTTGCTATGATTGTAACAAGTCCTCTGTCACCTGCATTTGCTGCAGTTACAACAAGGGAACCGCCTCTTGCAATAGTGGAATAAGCATCGTCAATTGTACCTGCAAGAGTCTTTGTTGTATCTGCTGCACAGGCAATTGCATCTGTAATATTATTTGATCCGTCTGAAAGAGTAAGGGTGCCACCGCCAACAGTTGCCCTTGCTTCAACAATAACATCAATTATTTTAATTGGAAAAGGACAATTTGCATTGAATATGTTTTGTCCGAGTGTTGCATCTGCTGTAACCTCTGCTGTGATTAAAATTGGAATGCTTACATCAACACCAGAAATCTCTACTCCATAACCTATTTCATCTTGAACACCTCCAACCTCTGAGCCAAGGCTTGTGCCTTTCATCTCCGGTGACATATTGTCTATTTTTCTTCTTTCTGCATTTGTTAGAGCCATTTTTATCTCCTTAAATTAAAGTCTTATGCAAGCCCCCATTTTAAGGGGCAAGCATAAAAACTTAATTGTCTTTTGATACATATGCGGTGAAGTTAACACCTGTGGCAATTGTACCACTGACTTCAACACTGATCAACAGGTATCGATATGAAATTCCTGCATATACATTTGTAAATGGGAGTTCATATCTTCCAACACCATTGTCTGTATCACAGGGAACAGTTGGTGCATCAAGGATTGCAGCTATACCAGCAGCATCTCCAAGAAAGAAAACCGGCCCTGCAACAACTCCTGAGGCATGTGTTGAGCTGTTGCTAAAATGCATACAGACCTGATATACTTCATCACCTGTTGCAACTTCAACTGCTGTTGCATTGACAACAAGTGTTCCGTTCATCCTTCCTTCTCCAAGGTCAATTATTGCATCTGATCCATCAACCTGTGTGGCGTTTTCATCTGCAGCAATCAAACCTGCATCTTTAAGATACAGATCAATGTCAAAGGTGAAGGATTGTTTTTGTAAAGTTGTCATTTATATTCCTCCTTTATTAAGCTGTTATTGCAGCATCTGAAATTCCATAAAGCCTTACAGCAGCCTTTGGATGAAATACTGCGATTCCATTAAACCATTCAACTCTGGTTCTCAGTGCTGACTTTGTTTGCAGTTCTCCAAGGTCTCTCACTTCTGTGTTACCTTTTTGAATGCCTGTAAGCTTTCCATCACCAAGAGAAAGAATATAAATGGATGTACCTGTATCGGTACCACCACCGGGACATGCTTCATTGAAGCCAAGAATCTGTGTTCCGGTGTTGTCTTCATCGATGATAATTATTGGCAGGCCGTTATAATAAGCAACTTGCTCACCAAACTCATCTTTTTCCCACTGCAGGTCACCTGCAACAGTTGATGTTCTGGCAGCAACAGAGAATTTTCTTCTCATCGCTTTACTCATTGCAATGTGTGTTGCACCTTCACAAGCGTCAAGGGCTTCATCCATCTTTGAGAGTTTTAGAGCATCACCATTTGCTGTTGAACCTGCTGCAATAAGCTGACTGCCTGTTATTCTTGTTTGTAGACCATCAAATTCTTTTGGATCGCTTGATTGGTCACCTTTGATGAAAGTTTTTGTCCATGCAAGTGCAAGGGCTTTTATTTTCATCTTTTCGTGAACTGCTCTTTGACTATTACCCATTGTTTCAATGAGAAATTTATCAACGTCCAGATCACCACCTGCAATTACAAGTGGTTCTGTGACAGGATTTAATACTCCTGTACTTTCTGAATACGCCTCATTTATTCCCCTGAATCCAATTCCGGGTAATGTTTGCTCAATGTTATATCTCAGGGCTGATCCGTTGATGTTCTGAAAAGGAAGAACCCTTAATATATCAGAGCTTTTTGCATACAATTCTATGATTGCTGACCTTAGTGGATCACCTGCATAGAGTTTGGACGCTTCTACTAATGTTAAACTCATAGTTTTTTCCTCCGGTTAAATTATGCCTGCCCTCTCTGGTGTGCATAATCAAGTCTTCTTTCTGCAGACATGTCAAGGGTGTTGTCACTGTTTACAGAAACTTTATACTTTCCGCTTCCACCGCCCGGATTCATCTGATTCTTCAAGTGGTGTAAGTTGCGGTCTTCATTTATCCATCTTTCAAAAAGTTCACTTGGTGTTCCTTCAATTGTTACAGGCTCACCTTTATCATTTGTTATTTGCACAGTCATTCTTGTTTCATATCTGCCTGTCCCTTTTCCAACCTCATCCAGTATTTCTTCAACCTTGGCATTTCCTTCCTGCTGAAAAATAAGTGCTGTCTGTTGTGGGTTGTTTAGTGATGCCTTTCCAAATGACTGCATGATGTCTGTTGTTATTTTGTTGCTAAAGAATTGACTTTTCCATTTCTGGCTTTCCTCAATTGCTTCATTTGCCTTTCCCTCAAACTCTTTAATTTTCTTGGTAACCTGTTCTTGAGCTTTTTCTTCTGCAGTCATATTTTCCTGTCGTATCTTTTCAAGTTCTGCCTTTACTTCTTCAAGCTCTGATGTTTCACCTTGTAGTTTTTCAACGATAGGTTTATACTTTGATTCAATTTCCGATCTGGTCTTGCTTATAAAGTGTCCAAACCTTGATTCAAGCTCAACAGGCACCTGAAATTCATCACCTGTAACCGGGTCTTTTTTTGTGACCATTGTGCCAGAAAATGGTGAATCCTCTTTTGCAGGGGCCCCACCGTCACCGCCACCAGTATCTTCATTATAAAATATTTTAATCGGTTTCTTGTTCATCTTCATTTTCTTCTCCTTGCTCTATCTGTGTTAATTCATTTATGTCTACAACAGTTTCCGGTTTATTTATTTCCTTTGTTATTTCATCTATGCGGTCTTGATCGACATCGCCAGAGAGTACCATGGAAACAAGTAATTCCATAACTGTTTTTTTAAGTGACTTAATCGGGAAAGTCAAAAGGCTTGTTAGTGATTCCATCCTTGAGGATATATCTTCATTTGTGTAGTTTATATTGTAATTTACTTCTGCATTGACTTCTTTTGTTAACCATCTGCCAGCAGTTGCATAAATCCACTTTTCTGTTTTTTCCATCATGTTTGCCCCTTGTGTCAAAAGGCTTTTTACTTTCTGGAAATCAATTTGTTTTGCAATGCCTGATTGAACATAATCTTTTTCTTGATCAGTTTCAAGACCGACCTTTTTTAATATCTCTGCAATATAAAATTCTATTGCTTTTAAAAATGGTTCGACTTCCTGTAAGCTTGCACCGTCAAAAGTTGGTGTTGGAAAATTTCCATCATAGCCTATTGCTGACAAGGAACCGATTCCACCTTGGATTATGCTTGAAGGTAACTCTCCCGTCTCTGTTGGGTACATAAGAACTTTAAATGAACCGCTTGCAAGCATCTCATCCATTTCACTCATTTTGTTATATATAAGCTGTGAAATCATTGCAGGGTCTTCAAAGACTGATTCACCAACAAAATCACTGTCATCATCTCTCCAGTTAACAAACTTGAAAGGCACATATTCAATATTATGTTTAACCTGCTCATATACCTTTATGCTGTCTTCACTTGTTTCTTCTATGTATTCAAAATCTTGATGATACTCCCTTGTCCATAATCTGTATATTTTTACTGTCTCCCCTTCTTTTAATGGGTCATCATTTTTATAATAACTGTTATCAAGCAGGATCCAATTAAGCTCTCCATTATCATCAACATTAAAATCTCTTATGTCAAAAGGGGTGTACATTACACAATATGGATTGATATTATTTTCTTTTCTTTGTGCCTCTGTTTTTATTTCATCTTTATCAAAATTTGGAGCATCAACCAGTATACCAACAGTAAACAACATCGAATAAGTTGATATTATTGAAATAAACTCATTCATTGTTTTTTTCTTTCTGTTAGCATCGTCAATTATAAACTTAACCGGCTCAATTCCTGACCTTTGCGGTTCTGCCATAAAAAGGAAACCACTGATAATGTCTGCAAGTGGCTGTATCTGATTAAAATATACTGCTCTTTTGTTTCTGGCTGAATATGATTTTTCAGATTCTTTTGGGTATCTGTAAAGGTAACCGCCATTTTTATAATCTATTCCACCCCGGTATGAGTCATAAATCAATTGCCATGTTGATTCTTTTTCACTTAATTCAGGGTGCCTTCTTGTAAAAATAATATCATAGTCAGACATAATCTATTTCCTTGTGCGGTTTTCTTATCACTTCCCACTCCAGCATTTCAAGATTGTAATCTATTTCCTTGTTTATCATTTCTGTAAGATATACAGTATAAACTTCTCTCATTTTCTTTTGAAATTCTATTGCAGCTTTTCCACTTAACTGCAGGCATTTACCATTTTCATAATTAAGTATAATTTTGTCTAATGGTGAATTTAAGTCAAACATTTTAAAAAACCCCCTTTATCGGAAGGGGTCACCGAGTAGTTTGTCACCGTGTCGTGGTTTACATACCGATAACCAAAAAGAGAGAGCAAGCATTTTTTCATGATATCCCCTCGTACCGGACAAAGTTAAACTCTGGCTTTCTATAATTCTCAACTGCCATCTGAATAACATCAGGAAAGTCGTCATGTCCCCATACTGGAAAATAAATAAGTTGATTCATCAATTCAGGATACCTTTTTTCATAGTCTGCCATAAACTTACAGAAACCACTATAAAGGTCAGGCTGCATTGAGATAATTCTTTGTTCTTTGTTGCTCCTGTGCCTTACTGGTTTAATCTGTATATTATGATTGATTTCTTTGTGTACTCGTTTTAGAGACTCTTCAACAAGCATCGTTCCATTATCTTCATACACCATTAAGTTTGATTTATATCGCTTATTCTTTGCAGCAATTAAATGTATCAGTTGTGATATTTCTATTTTGCTGTCAATTGCATCAAACACAATCATTTCTTCTGTATTATAAGCTGTCCATATTACAGCAGGGTAGTCACTTCCTTCTTTGCCTTTACTTGGATCAAAAAAACATGCAATCCTTGAGTTTATTATGTCAACTTGTTCTGCTGTTACAAAGTGCAATCTGTTTTTATTAAAAACTTGAATGCCCTCTGGTAGTGCCCGGTTCTCATATTGGCAGGCAAAGAAAATTTCATCAATGTCTGCTTTAATAGCAGCAATCTTTTCATCTGTTATAAATTCGGGGTAATTTGTTTTTCCTTTATCATTATAAATGCTTTCACTTTCAATATCCCATTTTTCAGATTCAATTTGCTTTTCGTTTTTTCGCATTATGTAACTTACAAGATCATCAAAGTGCCATCGGGTTGCAATAAATATCATGTTTTCAACAACACTGCCATCATCAAGCTGAACAGGTGCCAGAAGTGGCTTTAATGTATCAAGCCATCGTTCTTTTTTCTTTCTTACTGATGCACTTTCCCTGTCATTTTTATCCATTGGGTCATCGATTATAATAAGGTTTGGGTGAATACCAACAGTCGAACCGCCTGCAGTCTTCAATATAAGGCTGAACCCTTTCCCGGTACGTCCCACAATGTTATGAACATCATCTGTATTCTTTGAGTTTAAATCCTTTTTAACACCGAATACATGATGATACAGGCTTTCTGAGGATGGGTCAATAAATCTGGTTATCTGGTCAGATACTTCTTGAAGTAGAACCATATTTGAGGAAGTATACATTATATTTACTCGTGGGGATATTGTTGCCCATACCCAAAGAATGAGAGATATGCCAAACAAAGTGGTTTTATATGTTGCTCGTGGTTTCAGACGCATTATTTTTCTGTTAACAAAAAACCTTTCCTGCAAATTGTCTGCCCATCTCTCATGTGTTTGGTCTGTTAAAAGATTAAATCCAAGTACAAATTTAGAAAAGAAATAAAAGCTTTTTTGACTTTCTCTTTTTATTATCGCTTTTATCACAACAAGTTCAGTTGCTGTAAGTTCCCTTTCTC